AAGGGCAACCCTGACGAGGACTTTGATATCACTGTTAGCTTTGACATTCTGAACAACGATCCTGATACACAGGAAGCCCGTATGCAGCAGTTTGTCAGCTTGATGCAATTGGACAAGAATGGCCGCATCAATGCCGATGCTCTCCTAGAGGCAATGGCTTCGTCGATTGATCCTGTAATGGCCGATGCCATCTTGCAGCCAGCCGAGCAAGCGCAGCAGCAGGTGGTCAAGCAGGTCACAGAAGACCTTTCCAAGATTTATGCTGGCATTGAGGTGGGTGCTCGTCCTAACGGCGCTCAAATCGCAATGCAGGTACTTCAGCAGTATGCCCAGCAGCCTGATGTGGCTCAACGTCTCCAACAGGATGAGAGCTTCCGCACTCGCCTAGAGAAGTACGTCAACCAATATCAATTTGCTTTACAGCAGATGCAGAATGCTCAGATTGGCAAGCTAGGCACAGCTCCCGCGCAGATGGGAGAGATGAATACGCAGGGTATGCAACAACAGTAATTTATGGCAATATTCGGAAACTCCCGTCACCCGCTTCAACAGCAGCTAGACTATCTGGCTGATAAGGAACAGTTCTTAGACTTCCTTGACTATGTAGCAGCAGGTCGGGAAGCCGCCATTGCCCAGCTTCACAGGGCAAACGAAGGCCGTATCCGTGAGATAAGTGGGCGCATTCAAGCGTTGGATGAAATCCTATCCACCTGCAATTACATGGCTCTGTCGGCTAAACGCATCAAGCGAGTCTGACATTATTCTGCGAGGTGCTACAATAAAGCCTCGCAATTCTTAGCGGCGTAAAGGCTAAGGAAAAATAATGTCAACAGAAGTCCAAATGGCTAACGCTGGAGCCTCCCAAAAACCAGTGAACACATCCAACATATCTGCGAGTGGCTTTGTCACTCAAAGGTATAAAGCCCAAATGGAGGCTGCTAAGGCGCAAAAATCGCCCCCGCCACCCCCAGTTGAGGAGAAGCCAATTCCTGAGCCAGAAGCTGCGGAACCTACTGAACAGCATCAAGAGCCTGTTCCAGAAAGCCCATCAGCCGATGTTCAAGAAGAAGCCAAAGTTCTTTCTAAGGACGTTGAGATAGAAAACATGAGTGAAGCGGAGCTTAAAGAGCTTGCGTCAAAACTCGGAAGCAAAGCTGTTGCTAGGTTTGGTGAACTCACCGCCAAGCGCCGCGCTGCTGAAGAGCAATTGGCCCAACTCCAAGCTGAAGTTGCCCGCCGCGACGAGAAGCCACTTGAAGCTAAAGTGGTAAATAACCCATATTCAGACCTTGCTACATCAGAAGACTTGCAAGCCAAGTTTACTCAGGTGAACGAAGTCATTGAATGGGGTGAAAACATTCTCGACCGAAGTGAAGACCTTGCTGCTGACGACGTTGTTGCTAACGTTGATGGCAAGGAATACACCAAGCGCGAAATCAAGGAAAAGACACGGGAAGCTCGCAAAGCGCGAGATACCTATCTTCCAGCTCAACATAAGGAAATTAAACTGGCTCAAGACCGCACGGTTTTGCGTCAAGCCCTTATTGAGCGTTCCAAATCGGAACTTTCTTGGATGCAGGGCGACGACAACGACATCCGTAAGCAATACGAGTCTATGATGAGTGATGAGCGACTGAAGGGTTTAGAGAAGGCTCTACCTGACTTGGCTCCACAAATCCCGTATCTCCTAGCTCATGCGGCTAACAGTTTGTATGCTCGTAAACCAGTGGACGTTAAACCGTCCGTTAAACTGGCTCCGAACAGCCCAATTGTTAACCAGTCTGCCGACTCCCTCAAGCCTGAAGTTCGTCAGAACAAGGCTTTGAAAGACCTCAGCGAACGATTTGGAAAATCGTCTAGTTATAAGGACTTCGCAAAACTTCGTGCTCTTCAACATACTAAATCTTAATTATCATGGCCTTTTCAAACACCTATTCGACAACAAATCCAGGTTCCGCCGTTTCTAACCGCGAAGACCTCACAGACGTTCTGACGATCCTCGCGCCAGAAGAAACCCCCATCACATCGCTCGCCAAAAAGAGCAAAGCTACCGCCACTTTCAATGAGTGGACGGTTGACGCTCTCGCTGCTCCAGTTATTGCTGGCGTGCGCGAAGGTCAAGACATCTCGTCCTTTACGGACAAATTCTCTGGCCGCGCCCGTCTCGGCAACTACATCCAACTGTTCCAAAAGAACTACATGGTGTCGCAACTCCAAGACGCCGTCGAGTCCGTTGGCCCAGCGAAGATTGCTGAAGCCGAAGCGAAAGCCATCCGCGAAATGAAGCGCGACATCGAAGCGACCGTTGCTGGTACGCAAGACCGCGCCGTGGAAGATGGCAGCACAACCGCCTACGCCCTCCGTGGTCTTGGCGACTGGCTCGATAGCGCTGGCCCATCTGATGTTCCATCGGACTATCGCACACCTGCTGGTTCGATCAACGGTGCTGGCACAGCCCTCACTGAGTCCGTGTTCAACGGCCTCGTTGCCTCGATCTTCAACAAAACAGGCACTGTTGATGCCCTCACGCTCGTTGCTGGTACGACCCTCCGTCGCACCATCTCTGGCTTTGCCCGTTCTGACGGCAACTCCAGCGAGAACGTGTTCCACGTCAACCAGATGGCGACCGACAAAGAGATTACCCTCTCGGTCAACACCTACGACAGCGATTTCGGTCTTATCACCGTCATCAACGGCAACCCAGCCTGTATGCCTTCGACCTCGTATGGCTATCTCATCAATCCAGACTACATCGGTATTGCCGAGCTGATGAGCATCGGTAGCACCCGTCTGCCAAATCAAGGTGGTGGCGAACGTGGCTTCATTGACGCTGCGCTCACCCTCCAGGTTTACTCGCCCCTTGCCCACGGCAAGATCACAGCGATTGCCTAATTGGTAGTTAGCTAGACCCCCCAAGGCTTGTGTGGTATAATCCGCGCAAGCCTTTTTTATGGAAATTATTACCAAATTGCCTCGGAGTTTTAACGGCGATGCCGACCGAGCATTGTTGAATGAGCTGCGTTATGGCGTTAAATTGAAGGAAGCGTGGGAGAACGAGCGCGAGAAGATTTGCGCCCAGCACGCTGACAAGATCAAAACCGCCCAGAAAGACGGGTTTAAGAGCCTTCGTTGTGTAGCTGTCACCCCAGCATGGGAGTGGTTCAATATGCGTAATAAATACGGCGCAGAGGCCATGCGTGACCGTGGCTTTATGAAAGACTATCAGAAACGCTTCCCTCATCTCAGTCCCAATAAAATCTAATGGCTAACGCAACATATACAGAATTTCTCAACAGGGTTAAGGGGCTGTCTGGCGTTTTCAGTCCAAGCGCCGATCAACTCATCTACTTTGTCCATTTGCTCAATCGTCGAGCTAACATGGCGTATGAGGCTACAGACTATTGGCCGCGCTACCTAGTTGCTGGTGAACTTCGCAACCTAAGCACTACTACCGTTAATGCTGGATCGTTTGTTGTAGGAACAACTTACACCATTCTTGTCGTAGGCAGCACTAACTTTGTGTCTATTGGAGCTTCGGCTAACACGGTGGGCGTAGTCTTTGTTGCTACGGGTGTTGGCACGGGCAGTGGAACAGCTACGCTTAACAGCAACATCGTTCCATTTACACAAGCTGGCAAATCAGACATTGATACGTTTCTTCGCATACACAAGACCTACCAGCCGTTCTATCTCTATTCTGCTCCAGAACTTGAGTATTATGTCAATGCTGAAGGTGCTCACCTAGTGGGTGATACAGCTCCTTCTACTGGAACCTACGTTACCTACAAGATGGTGTGGGATGGCCCCTATACCAATTCAAGCACCACAATCCCCTACGAATTTCTTGACCATTTGGCTCATGCTGTTTATGCTGATTATCTGCGTCAAGATGGTCAAAACGAGAAAGCAATTGCGGAAGAAAACATCGCAAAAGGCATTCTTGATGACCAACTTCAAAAGACTGATGTTTCCCGCGCAACTGGTATGATGGCCCATCGTATCTCAACCCATAATTCCCGCTCCTTCCGCCGATGAATAGCTTTGTTGTTAATCTCTATCCTAAACCCAATGGTACAGCCGCTGGTCAGAATCTGACAGTAGGCGCAACAGCCGTACAGTTTGACCCAGCCACCTTTGACTACAAGACCAATGCGTTCTTTGTCACGGTGCATACCCATGCTGTGATTGTCACCTTTGACGGCACAACGCCCACGGCGTCCAACGGTCATGTCCTTCCAAGTGATTGGTATGGCTGGTGGAGCAAGGATGCTGCTATTGCGGCCAAGCTCCTTCGACACACGGGTTCTTCGGCGGTAGTAACCATCAGTCAATTTACCAACTAATATGTCTAACGCAAAAGTAGTTAACGGCCCGATGCAGGTGATCCCTGTGTCGAACACCACCCACCGTAATCTAACGGTTTCGTCCACTTCTGCTAACTTTATTGGCGCGGCCTTGAATGCCAATACGAGCCATGTTTATTGGACTCTAGCTGGTGCGGATATGCGTTTTACAATTGATGGTACAACCCCCACTGTTTCCGATGGTCACGTCATCAAGGATGGCAATAGCGGCATTTGGAGCCGTACATGGGCTGAATCCGTTAAAGCAATAGCTGTTAGCGGTTCTGGTGTCTTCACGATTAGCGAACTCAACTACCTATAAAATGTCCGGCTTATTCGACCAAATCACCAACTATTCTCCGCCCCTTTTAACTGCCGGACAGGTTAATTACAAAGGGACATGGGATGCGGCTGCTAACTCTCCTACGCTTGTAAGCCCTCCTGCGGCTATAAGTAAGGGTGACTATTACGTTGTCAGCGCAGCTGGCACACAGTTTACTATTAGCTTTGCGGTGGGCGATTGGATTATCAGCAATGGTACGGCCTGGGAGAAGGTTGACCTGACGGACGCTGTTTCTAGCGTGTTTGGTCGCACTGGAGCTGTTGTTGGGGCGAGCACGGACTATTCGTCTGTTGGTCTTACAAACACAGCCATTGGGGCTTCTAGCCCATCTACGGGTGCGTTCACGACCGTTACGGCAAGCAGCACCATTGCGGCTACTGGCGCAGTGACTGGCTCCAATCTTAGCGGCACTAATACAGGCGATCAAACGAATATTACAGGCAATGCAGCAACGGCTACTGCGTTACAAACTGCACGCGCTATCAACGGTGTGAGCTTTGACGGAACGGCTGCAATCACGGTAACGGCTGCTGGTTCTACCCTTTCGGATACAGTCACAATTGCAAAAGGCGGCACAGGCCAAATCACGGCGCAAGCTGCGCTTAATGCTTTGCTCCCAAGTCAAGCTGGTGCAAGCGGCAAGAATCTACAAAGCGACGGCACGAATGTTAGCTTTGTCGCTGATGCTGGAGGCACAGTTACATCGGTTTCTGTTAGCACCGCTAACGGCGTGTCTGGAACGGTTGCAACTTCAACCACGACTCCAGCTATTAGTCTTACGCTTGGCGCAATTACTCCGACTAGCGTTGCTGCGAGTGGTTCTGTGACGGGTAGCAATCTCAGCGGGACAAATACGGGCGATCAGACCATCTCGATTACGGGTGACGTAACTGCTGCGGGTAGCACTGGAGTTCTAACAGCCTCAGTCACCAAAATCAACGGTACTTCTCTTGCTGGATTAACCACAGGTCTTCTTAAAAATACAACCACTACGGGCGTTCCTACGATTGCGGTTTCTGGCACTGACTACGCTCCACCTACTTCTGGAACTGCAATTCTTTACGGCAACAATGCGGGTGGTTTTAGCAACGTAACAGTTGGCAGCGGTCTTAGTTTTTCTTCCGGCACGCTTGCTTCAACTTCAGCCGGAGGATCAGTGACAAGCGTTTCCGTCACTACGGCTAACGGCGTCAGCGGTACGGTAACAAATCCTACTAGCACCCCTGACATTAGCCTTACTCTTGGCGCAATTACGCCTAGTTCTGTAAATTCCGTAGTGCTATCAGGTAGCGCAACACCCACCCTTGCAGTCACAGGCACGAGTTCAATTAGCGGAACGTCTAGCGGTACGAACACAGGCGACCAGACCATCACCCTTACAGGCGGTGTCACGGGTAGCGGTACAGGCTCATTTGCGGCTACGGTGGTCACCAATGCCAATCTAACTGGCGCGGTTACATCAGTTGGCAACGCCACCTCGCTCGGCTCGTTCTCCTCGGCCAATCTTTCGGCTGCGCTCACAGATGAAACAGGTAGTGGCGCGGCGGTGTTTGCAACTAGCCCAACCCTAGTCACGCCAATCCTCGGCACACCATCCAGCGGCACGCTATCGAGCTGCACAGGTCTGCCCATCAGCACGGGCGTCTCTGGTCTCGGCACGGGCATCGCTACGGCTTTGGCGGTTAATAGTGGCTCAACTGGCGCACCAGCTTTGCTTGGATCGGCAGGAGCGTTTACGACGTTATCTGCGAGTGGCGGACTCACGGTAACGGGTAATGCCGATACAACATCTACATTCCGCGCTATTGCTGGTGGTGGCGGCGTTTCACAACTTAACTTCGTTGGTAACACGGGCAACTTAAACGCTCAAATACAATACGACCAAGTTGCTTCAAATACAGGCCAGCTTTTTTTCGGCACGAACCTAGCGGGTACATTCGCAACGCGGATGACGCTCACCTCCACCGGCCTAAACTCCACGGCCATCGGAGCGACGACGGCTAGCACAGGCGCGTTTACGAGTGTGGATTCTACTGGCACGATCACCTCGACCGGAGCATCCACCCAATTTCGCGCAAAGCGCACAGGGCAAAACGCGGATTTCCGTATTTTGCAGGGCGTAAATAACACGGTTCTAGACAACAACAACGGCGACGAATTGAACCTTGCCATCGCTGGAACTTATCGGGCCACGCTTTCCTCCACCGGACTCGCTGTTACAGGCGCGTTGAGCGCGACGGGCGCCCTTTCGATTACTGCAACCGCAGCAAGTTCTATCTCGCGGACTCTAAGTGTGGGCGCACTAATCGCATCAGGAAATCTAAGTGGCTTGGGTTTTGTGCCTAACTCCACTGGCCTAAGTGCTGGTTACAATTACAGCGGAGGCGATGCGGAAACTAACATGATTTTCGGCGCGAGTTCTTCGTCGCAGCAGATGCGTTTCCAACGCTGGGATGGCACCACTCTAACGAATGTGCTAACCCTTGTAGGCACAGGCAACGTCGGCATTGGGACGACGAGTCCGGGCGCAAAGCTAGATATTTCTGGGAACATTCGTCTTTCTGGTGCCAACCCAAACATTGAGTTCAATAACGGTGGAGGAATGGTTTATGGGCCTGCTGCTAATACTCTTGCCTTTGCAACTGGTGGTGGCCCATCTTCTCCAGTCGAGCGCGCCCGCATCGACAGCAGCGGTAATCTGCTGGTGGGGACGACGACGGTTGTACAATCATCGCAACTAACAGTTAGCGGCTCATTAGCTACAAATGGACTTACTTCTCACGCTGGAACAGGTGGAGCTTATCAAAGCAACAAATTCAATTTTGAATGGACAGGTTCTGCGGCTTTGTGGGTTGACGGAACCAACATCGGAAACATTGCAACGTCATCTGATTACCGGATCAAAAAGAACGTCACAACGCAAACAGCGTCAGGACTTGAGCGTGTGATGCAGTTGCGTCCAGTGAGCTATGAATACACTGATTATAAGGAACTGTTCAAAGCGGATGGAGTTGTCCGCGAAGGTTTCATTGCTCACGAAGTTCAAGAAGTAATTCCGTCTGGTGCTCAAGGCGCAAAAGACGAAGAAAATCAAATACAGAGTCTTCGCGTAGATGCAATTCTGTCGGTGACGGTTAAAGCCCTCCAAGAGCTGAACGCAAATCTAGTTGCCCAAGTCGCGGCTTTGTCTCAACGTTTGGCCGCACTCGAAACCAAATAACATGAATACTGAACAAGCATTGAACAACCTATACGCCGCCGCCCGCCTAGCTCCTCTGCCAGCCGAGCAACACGAAATCCTCCGCAAGTCTGCGGAAGTGCTCGTTGAAGCCTTGAAGCCCAAGGAAGAGAAGAAAGCTGAGTAAGATGGCCGGAACCTCCGACACGAACTGGCGCAGCTACGTTGGCCCTGCGGACAACGGCAAGCTGGTTACGTCTGAGGACTGGCAAGCTCCAAGCAACCCACGCGAGTGGGACGACTTGTTTAAATGTTCCAATGTGGACAACCTAACGGCTATTGGACTAACGATTCCTGCTAGCCGTGAGGACTCGATTGATTGCGTGCGCGGCAATGGCTATTCCTTCAAGTCCTGCGCCATCGAAGGCAGCGTGACGGTGAAGGGTGCCATTGACGGTCTGAAGCTCTATAACTGCGTTGTAAGTGGTACGGTGGAGCTAGGTCAATATGACAACTACTGGGTCAAAGGCCGCGCTCCTACGCGCAATGTGTCTCTGCTGAATTGCTGCTCACCGGATGGCGAGCCGATTCGTGTCAAACTGTGGGATGCTGAGATGCCTGTGGTGCAGAATACCAATGTGAAAATAGTCAAGATACCAAAGTGGGTTTGGCTACCTTATTTCTTGTTCCGTCGTTTGACGAATCCCAAAGCTGTATAAGCCATGTTTCCACTCGCTGAAATTCTTGGGATCGGTACGAAGCTCATCGACAAGCTGATTCCTGACCCAGAGGCGAAGGCCAAGGCGCAGCTGGAACTCGCGACGCTCGCGCAGAACGGCGAGTTGGCAAAGATGAACGCTGACCTTGAAGCGTATAAGACCGAGCAGAACAATCTTACAGATCGGCTCAAGGCGGACATGGCGAGCGACTCGTGGATGTCTAAGAACATTCGGCCCATGACGCTTGCCGCTATCCTAGCTGGCTACTTTATATTCGCCGCCATGAGTGCTTTCGGCTATAATGCTAACGAGTCTTACGTTTCGCTGCTAGGGCAATGGGGCATGCTTATAATGTCGTTCTACTTTGGCGGCAGGACGTTGGAAAAGATCATGGAAATGAGGGCTA